AGATGTGCTGCCAATCTCCACAGATACATCAGCCACACCCAGCTCAAGCTGGAGGCTTGCGAAGTCATTTAATATGTCTTGTTTTGTTAAAGCCATTGTAAAAAATGGAGGGCAGAAATCTGCCCCCATTCCTATAATTTATTCAGCCGGGGCTGATTCTTTTTTCTTGGATCCCTTGCTCTCAGCAAGACATGCCTTGCCATTAGGACTGTCCACCATCGCAGCTTTATTATTATTGCCACCAGTGTCACCCATCAGGATCATTGCATCCCGATAGTCAACACCTTTTACAACATCACCACGATTCCGATATTTTCCACCGTCTGCTCCAGCTGCAAAAGTATTACGGAGTATTACCAAGTCATAAAGACTGGTTTCTTTTGTGTCATTCTTAGCCATTTTTTATAGCCCCTTATTTTCTGATTATGGTTGAAATAAGTGGGGGCAAAAGTGCCCCCAGCTTATTTATGATTTACAGGTTACCTGCATCAGTTGAGACAGTGAAAGCCTCAGGATGTCTGACAGCTACATCAAAGAACTGATTCCCTATGATGCGGATTTGTGCATTGGATGCAAGTGTCACCTCATCAATTGTGAGATCAACACCACCCCAAAAGCCAATAAGCAATTGGGAGAAGTCACCAAAGAAAACAATGTTTCCGGTGATCTGATTTGAGACTTGAGCATTGTATCCATTGACTGGGCTTGTGTTATTCTCCCAGAGATAGACTGCTTGAGTCGCTTCCTTGACTGTGGTTTTCCATGCACCACGTACCGCAGCAGTAGTCAAGTAAGCCATGTTATCAACATCAGCATTATCACTGGCAACCTCAGTCTCAAACTGCACAACTTTGGCCCACGTTGGGGAAGTTGTGAAAGTCAGAGCATTGATGCCCGCTTGGTTCGCAATACCTGTGGGCTGATTTCCTGCACCAGATCCCTGTAGGGCTTTGGCATCAACATCAAGCATCATTTCAGTCATGATATCTGAGCGTACAATGTTGTCAATGGATGGGTTGCTCTGTAAAAGCAATTGCTTGGAGAAAATTGTTTCTCCACCAATACGCTTGGGACTCAACTGCACTAGATCAAAATTCTGATCAGATGGTGTGATTGCTGCAGCTTCTGCGAGTGACGCAATTGTCACAGCTCCTGTCTGTCTTGGGATGTCTACATTGCCACGAAGGCCAGTGATGACAGTTGCACCAAGTTCCATGACTCTTGCACGGTTGCGGAGTTTATCAATATACATATCACCACGGTGATCAGTACCAACGAGCTTATCACCCGGAGAGGCTCCAGCACTTAAAGCACGTTCACCAGCTGCATTGACATCGGTGCACATTGCAAAAAGTGGGACTACATATTCACCACTTGATTGATCAGTCTTGCTGCGGATCTCATCAGAGACCTCACGCTCAAGCCCATCAAGTGCAGTGTGCTCAACCATTGAACGAATTACCCGCCCGATTGAATAGCGTTGTTTATCTTTGTTGGGCAACTCATCTGCAGGATCCCCAGCATTGATGGTGACATCCTTGCTTTTGATCTTGTCAAGAGCCTTGCCTAGCATGGCAGTCTTGTCAATTCCCTCAGTGATGAAGGTGCCGATCTCATCAGCTGTATAACCAGCCTGTCTACCAATAGCATCAATCTCACGGATGTTGCTTGCTGTCTCTTTTGTAGCTTTGGCAACTGCCTCATCTAATTGACGTTTATCCTCTGCCTTTTCTTCTACTGTCTTTTCCATTTTATTTACCTTTATTTGTGGTTCTGTTTTTCGTTTATCAAGCGCAGAGTCAACTTGTTTTTTAACAAGTGCCTCCAGCTCTGGGTTGTCTTGTGGCTCATTGCTGTTTTCGCTTCTGCCTATGCCAACTGTGGTGTCTGCTGGTATTCCTACTACAGATATTTCATATGGCATCCATGAGGCTCTAAAGGTTCTCACACCCTCATCATCCTCACTCTCCAGCTTTAGCTCAGTGATCTTGTAACCAACTGAAATATTTTTCCTAATACCTTTCACGATATCATTAAAAATCTCTGATGGCCTTGGGTTATCACTAAACCGCAATAGAGCAAATCCTTGTTTGTTGTCATTGATCCTGGCATCCTCCACAACTCCCATCTGATCACTAAAATGATCAACCATAACGGGGGCACCATTCAAAAGTCTTGACAGGTCAACTGACTCAGGGGAGTGGTCAAGGATCTCAATACCAAAACCACGCTTGACAGGCTCCTCACTTGAGAAGCTCAGTGCAACTGTGCGCTCTGCCTCATTGACATCACCACTCTGGATTGATGCATTGAGCCTGAGATTATCACTGCCCACCAATTTCCTGATGTCCTCATCTGTTCTGATTATCATTTCATTGTCTTTGCTCATGATACTTTTTTCAATCCTATATTATTATTTTGATTATCATCATCCATGTCATCCTCATCCATCTGGGTTCTTGGGGCTGGGGCACTTCTCTCAATGGGGGGCAATGTGACACCCTCTGCAATTGTATTATCTAGGCTTTGTATATCTATGTTCTCAGCAAAATCACCACCCTGCTCAGAGGTGACTTGAGAGTCTGTTTTCCATGCATGCTTGGTCATGATCTCATTTGCCTCAGCATCCTTCTTGGGATCCACCCACTGCCACCGCTTACCTTGAAAGTGAGGTTTATCAAATTTGAAAAACTTTGAAAAGGGGAGATTGATGATGCCAGTCATCATGGATGTCCTGAGCCACTCACTGAAAACGGGCTTGATAAAATCCTCAATTTCATTGTTCTGTTTAATAATCCACCCATCACGCTCAGCAACCACAAAACCTCTCAGGCTTGAAAAATTGACACCCTCTGAATCATTAGCCAACATATTATAAGATACGTCTACACCTGACGCTATTGCTCTGAGTTCTGCCTTGACAAAGGGGTCAAATGCTGTGGTGGGATGCTGAGGGTCAAAGGCTATGAACCCGTGATCTGTGGGTAGGTTCTCAAATAGGCCGGGCTCTGCGTTCTGCAGCCACTCACCTTGCAAGCTGTCTTGATCCTCATTCTCATTGTAAGTGTCATCATCACCAGACTGGCTGGTATAAAATCCCATCTTGCATGCTGCGATTCGTGCAGCCACCAGCTCAGCAGTCATATACCCTTGGAGCTGTTTAATGTTTTCCATGATCGCTGACATGGGAGTCACTGCTCGTGTCTGATTTGCTCTCTCAAAGTCTATGCCATGGAGTATCTCATCTGCTGGAATGACTGTCCAATTTTGAATTGTGAAAGGGTTGATTTCGTTGGGCAGAGTTGAGGCACTCTTGTCTTTAAAATAATAATTGACAGGCCTCTCATTTTTATCCAGCTCAATCCCCATGATGATCTTATTGCCATTTGAATTAGTGGTATTGAGATCCTCATCCAGTAGGGCTGTGTCGATGAACTGCAGAGAAAATCCCCACGGATTATCAAAGCCCCTGATGATCCTGCAGATGACCTCACCATCTCTGGCAAGTGATCGAGCCCAGAGCCGTTGCATGTCTTGAAAACTTAAACGGCCTGAGGCTGATGCAAATTTTTTCCGGCTCCAGATTGCAAAACTCTCCTCAATAAATCGATTGGCTCTCTCATCCATTTTGCCATCATCATTACGAGCTCTATTAGTTAATCTAAAACCAGAGCCCACCACATTGGTCTCAACCATATTTAAATATTTTCTTATGTATGGGTTGTTTCTCTCCAGATCCCTTGCCCGGTTCCGTGATGTGACCATCCCTTGGTAGACCTCAGTGTCAGCACTTGTATTGGATGCAAACCAATCCGCATTTAGTCTGCTGAATTTTGCTGAGTCATATATCCTCTTGCCAGTTGGTGTGCTTGTCAGTGCTGCCCATGCTCTTTTTATACGTCTGGAAAATTTCATTAAATGAACCTTGCCTTTACTGTGCGCGATGTCCCTTTCCCATCCCTTATGCGTTGCCTGTGCTGATCCCTTACAACTTGCTTTCTCCAGTAATCACGCTGGGTGATGAGGTCTTGAGGTGTAAACCTCTCAATCTCCATGTCCCCTATTTTATATTTCTTTTGATCTTGAGTAGCTTTGCCCTTGAGCTGTGCATCAATTGCATTGAGTATTTTTTCTGCAATTGTTCTACCATCAAAGTCATCAGTTTTGGCAAGATCAATCTCAACATTGAAACGATTATCAGCCACCTTGTATCTCTCACCTGCAAGGCTTACAAAAGCTTGATAGAAAAGAGCCCCATCCCTGATGGCTTGAGTGACTGCGCTTGATAAAGTAATGAGCCACCTATCCCCATCAGCAACCCCAGTGACTGGAGTGACACTATCACCCCCAGAAAATTCATACACAAGAGCCCAGCCATCAGCAGCAGAAAAGTCACTCACTGACTTATACCATTTTACTGTCTCCCCCTGTGTAAACCCATCGGGCTCACTATCTGGAATACTGGCAGCCATCTACGCCCTTATGATAAATTGATCAATCAACATAATAAAATTGTATTATATTCCTGTAAATACTTCACTTTTATTTAAAAAAAGTAAAACAATGATTTATATAATATTGATCTTGAGACACTTACATCACTAAAATAATTTCAAAAATTCCCTCACAATTATTAAATTAATTTAATAAATGGCTTGACCATACTCTTATCAGAAGTATAATAAGGGTATGATAACTAACGCAAACAATCTAAACAAAACAAACGGAGAAAAGAAAATGAACATCGACTACGCAAAAAGCTACCTAGTTAAAATGAAAAGAGACTTAAAGTATTGTTCTAAAATTTCAGTTGGAACTTTTGAGTCTGACTTCGATCGTGTCACCAGAGTGATTGCAACATTAAAAGACATCATTAAAAAGGGAGTGTAATAAAATGACAAAGTATCAACCACGTATAACAAAAGAAGCTGACGGTGGATTTTATGCATTAGTTGTTCGGATAGATAGCAATGACGATATGAATGAATATGTATGTCACGGATTCGGAAAGCATTACAAGTCTGAAAAGATGGCATTAAAATATGCAAACAAATACATAACAAGAATGGGAGGTTGATGAGATGGCAAATAAATACACATTCTCACCAACGGCAAACAGTGTGATGCTTAACATTGAAGAATCAAGGACCATATTTATACATAATAAAACTGGTGCGCTTATGGTATTCCATGAAGGCGGTGAGTTCTTTCTTAATGAAGATGGAAACTATGAGCATGTAGATATTAATAATAACACTAAAACATTATATGCAATAAAGGAATCACAATGAAAAAGCTTATACAAATAAATAAAAAGTCAACTGTCATTACTTGGGAATATCCTGAGGACCACGACAATCCACAAGAGTTCACAGAATCAAATGGCACTCAACACAAGTTAACCAGTGAATCATTTAACATGTTATTGAATGGCTTCATGATTACAACAGCATTCAACCAGTATTCAAGACTTAGCACATAGGAGATACACAATGACACGACCACGAAAATACAAAGAGCTTGAATTATATTATGCAAACGAAAAATAAAAGGATATGAAATGAAATTTATTTGTTCTTGGTGCGAAAAAGAAGTTAAAAAAGAAACCCATGATAAATCCATAGAAATCAGTCACGTGATTTGCGAACCTTGCAAAAGTATAATTATTAAAGAAATAAAAGGATATTCAAAATGAGCCGTATTAAAAAATATAAAAACAAAGCCCGCCTGCAGATTGTGCTTGAGCAAGATGACAAAGATGAGATAGTTGATCATGTCATTGAACATCACCAAGGCTGTGATGTATCTCAATTCGTATTGACTGCGATCAATGAAAAAAGACAAAGGGATATTGACAACAAAAAAAATCAATAATTATTAACAAAACCTCCAGACCCTCGGGGTGGCCTTCGCCTCTGGGGTCTTTTCTTTTTTAGCTTGGGAGCATCAACCTGCACCTCAGTGGTCTTGGCTGGGGGATCCTCATCACTCACATCAGTGTAGTATTGCTTTGCCACGTTCTTGACGGGCTTGCCTTGGAGCACCAACTCCCTTGCTGCGATAGCATACACACAAGTATCAAGATAATGATTTTGACCCGTGACAAACTCACCATCATCCCCCACATTTTTCCTTGTCTTCTGGACAAAAAACTCAGAGTATCCACCCTTGCTATTTTTACGCTGGACAATCTTTTCAGAGTCAATCTGATTGATGACCACTTGATCAAGGTCACTGGGGAACATTACATCATTGGCAGCAATCTGCTCGTAAAACTCATTCTTGATATACCCTGTGTTTAGGTTGCGGAGTGTCAGACCACCCGGGATGATGGTGCCCCGGGATGTCTTGTCAATTTTCTTAGAGCTCAATATATATGATTGCATCCCACGCTCAACCCGACACTCTCCCCTAAATCCTTTGACGGCCTGCAGTTTTTTGCGCTTCCTTACCCACTCATAAACCAAGTCAGCCCGCCACCCAGCATCAATGCCCGCTACAGCAATGGGCAGCTCCAGCCCTTCAAAGTCATTAAAATATTTGGTATCAAGGATCTCATTGACAAAAGCCTCCCCATCATCTGGGTTGACATCAATGTCAAAATCAAAGATCCCCCAGCTGATCAGATATGATTTTTTCTTTTCATCTATCCCCCAGACAGTATAATAAATTTTACTCTTGTGCACATCAAAGCCAGCCACCAAGAGCTTGACAGCCTCAGGGATAGTGTTGCGTAGGTATGAATAACTTGATCCCTCAGGCTCACTAAAATCAAGCTGCACTGCATTGATCCCATGCTCCTCCTCAATCCATGGATAAGTTAAATAATTATTCATAAAGGCCTTTAATCTCTTGGGCGTTTTTCTCACCCTCAAATATCTGGCAACCACCTCACCAAATGTGCACTTGGCAGATAGTAAGCTATAACATGAATTGAGATGAAAACCTATTGTACGGTTGCCCGGGTTGTCAGTCTCCCAGAGACAGGCCTCCACTATTGTCCTCCTGTCCCTCTCAAGTATCTTGTGTTGACACTCTGGATTTACACACACCAAGTAAGCCCTGTCAGTCAGATCCCTGATGGCACAGTCTCTGGGCCACCTGATCTGATCAGGAAAAATCTCTTGTTTTGTTTTACACTTGGGACATGGGAACCTGTAAAAATATACCGTCGTAAAATCTCCAGCTTTCCACCTGTAAAGTGGCAACCTATATCCGGGGGCATCATCTTTGAGCCGTGCCAAGTCCTCAGCATCAAAATCACGCTCTAGCCCCAGCCCCTTCCAGATGTTATCATTGAGATGCAAAGGGCTTGAGCACTCCACAATCTTGGAGTCAATAGCATTTTTGACACGATCATCACAAGCCTCATTGACCTCAGCATCGAGATCCTTGGTCTCATCTTTGAGTATGTATTTTTTTGGCCACATCGAGACACTGATTATTGAGTCCCATGAAAAGTGTATTTTCATCCTGTCCAGAATGTAGGTGAGTTGGCTGATGTCATCACGGATCCCAGTTGTGTGACTTGCCAGAGTGGGGATGGCATTGGCTCCCATAAAGAGTGGCCTCCATCTGGCCTTGGATATATTCTTGGCAATCGTATTGGATGGGTATGACAGCAGCATCTCACCCGGGGCACAGTCTACAATGTAATTCATAATACAAAGCTGCAGGAGTGTCTTGCCAATTTGTGTGCCAAAGCTGCAGTAAATTCTATCAACCTCAGGGTTGGCAAACTCATCCATAATAAATCTCAAGTAGGGTGAGCGTGAAAGCTTGAGCTTACCAGAGAACTCACTCTCACCAGCAGGCAGCACAATAGTTGACTCAGCATGCTCACTGACTGTGAGCTTGGGAGGTGGCTGCAGTGCATTGGCAAAGTCAATCAGGAGCTGTGAGGAGTCAATCATCTTTTGTACCGCCCAAAACCTCAATGGCTGTGCTAAGTCCTGTTATATATCCCCTTTTCATTCCCAGTATAAAAAACAAAAGCCATGTTCCTAATTGAAAAATTATTACAGTTAATATTATGATTATTGTATTAGTCTCCATCACTCACCTCCCAATAGCTTTAATATTTCTTTTGCTGCTGATAGTATTTTCCATAAGAAAATAATCACAGCCCCAAACTGCACACCGCTTATTATATTATTATACGTTTGATAGTCTTTTATTTCTTTTAATATTTTTTCATCTGATGCCATCACTTCCCTCTCAATATTTCTTGGATGATTGTCAAGGCTGTCTCATGCTTAATGTAATCATCCCAATTATACTGTGGGTAGTTTTCCACACATCCATTATTAAACCAGCAGAGAGAATCTTTTTGCAAGAGCCACACTGTCACATTGTTAAAGTATCTCTTGAATAATAAACCATCAAAGACATAAAAGGTAAACTGATTTGAGATGTGTGAGCGTATCCAGTGCCCATCATCAATGTGGTCAATGCCCTCATCAATAGCATCACTCAAAGCATCATACATTTTTTCACGGTCTGATTTGTCAGTGTCGATTGTGCCAAAGACCCGGCCATCTGCAAGACCTTTGCCAAAGATAGACTCAAAGGGACTGACACCTCTGGGCTTGACTCCTCTGATTATCATGGTGCCATTTTCATCAATATCATAAGTGGCCCCAGTTGGCTCCATATCAAAGATCATTTTGTTTTCCATCATTTTCATTTTCTCAACAAAGAGCTCATGCTCTAGATCACCAGCAAGATACTGGTCAAGTGTATGGTCTTGTTTCATTTTCTGTTTTCTCCTTGGCTTGGGTTAAGTGCTCCCCCTCTGCAGATTAAGGATTGTTTGTTAAACAGAGAGAGAGCAAATGTACTGAATTAACTTAGTCGATTAATTAATTTTTCTCAGGATCCTCCTTTGTTTTGGTTTATCAGGTTATCTATTGCTTTCATGCTGGCCTCATCTACTAGATCCTGGACTATCTCCTCAATCAAGTGGCTGTCCTTTTTGCTCTTGAGATAGTGATGTAGATCTTGCCTTGATTTTTTTCCGATTTGTGAAAAGTCATTTTTCAAAGTGCTTGCAATCAACTGCACAGCCTTGGAGATTTCTGGATACTCAATCAATTCAAGCTTTGCTTTTCTCAGCTCGATCCCTGAGAGCTCAGCATTGATCTCCCTGTCCTGCATGATGGCAAGCTCCTTGCGAGCTCTGACGGCTGATAATATTATTTTTCCATTCTCATCATGGATGGGCAGCTCTGAGCTCTCACCCTCATTGAGTGGGCTTGCAATATAGTTGCTGTCTCTGGTATACTCAGCAACCCATAGATTGATCTTTGCAATATCTCTGGTGGGCTTGCCATCATCATCCTTGGGGAAGTCCTCATGCTTGGCATATTTCCTGAGGGTCAGAGTGCACACTCCCACCAGTGGGGCAAGCTTATGCCAGCCTATTTTTCTTGAGACTCTGGTGAGCTTTTTCTTGGGTGGTTTGCTTTTTGGTTTAGGTGGCATCACTCATCCCTCAAGTCTTTGCCACAGTCTGGGCAGAAGTTGAAAGATGTATTACTACAATCAACAGCATTAAATGATCCCGTTAAACATCCATCATCACACTCAGGCCGGGGCTCTTTTCCATCATCCCTGAGATTGCTGCCCATCTCATACTTGGGATCACAATACCAGAGGCCATCCCTTTCAGCGATAACAAACTGACGTATCCCATGAGGTGACTTTATAAAAGCAGTCACAAAACTATTGACCCGCTGCCTGATCCTCACCCTGCCCGGGGGGAAGTTTGTAAAAGGTCTGGGAGTGTGGCCGGATCCATAACGGATTTCAGCGTCTCCACATCTAGTGACTGATCTCTTGCCCATCTTGTCAAGTCTGTCATCCATGATCTGGGCTGTGACTGTGCCATCTCTATCAGTTGCAATTTTGTTGTCATTGTTAGACATATGATTTCCTTTTGTTAATATAATGTTTTCTTGAATAACTCAAACGTTTATTGATGCGGAGCTCATCGGATCTCATGATCTGTTTGCTGAGCCACTTTATAAAATCACCAATTTGCTTGGATGCCTTTTTTAATCCAACTCTAAATTTGCTGGTGTCTGCAGTCAGCTTGCATGGTGGGAGGGTGGTGATCATGTTTTCTCTCTTGGCTCAGGTGGTGCCCACTTCTTGGCTCTCAATTTTTTTCTCAATTTTTTTCTTTGGTTCTTGGGGATGGGGAGAAAGCTCAAACAAGCTGCCCACCATGCAAGCTGACTGCAGACACCAGCAAATTTAGAGTTGGATTAAAAAAGGCATCCAAGCAAATTGGTGATTTTATAAAGTGGCTCAGCAAACAGATCATG